AGCGGGCGGCTGCGGGCGTGAAATAGTTTGTCGGTTTGTCCAATAGGGTTTCCATGGTTTTCCTTTCTGTTTGGCATAAGCGCCCGTTAACCCTCCAGCGAGGGCTAACAGTCGATTAAGCGGCTTGGTCTTGGTTTCTAGCGTCGAGCCATCCGGCAAACCAGTCCACAAGCTCTTGCGTTCCATCGGGGTAAGGCTTAGCGCTATAACCATCAATGCCTTCGCCGTAAGCCTCATAACCCTCTTGATGTTCAATGCTAATTCTGATCGTTTTCATAGTAGCCTTTCAGTTGGTTGTAACAGTTATAACAACGGGCTTGCTGCCTGTTAGGTTGACATTCCTATAGACTATTTTTACAGGACAATTTCAACAATTGCTACTGGGTTTATAAACAGGCTGTATGCGTGATTTGCGTTTTCCTGATTTGTTCCTATAATTTGCGCATGGTCGCGGTGTCGCGGCGGTATTGAAAGGCGAAGCCATGCAGCGTAAATTGTCAAGGAATGAAGTAAACAACGCACTAGAGACAGTCCCATTGGAACAATTGTTTTCTCCCAGCGTTTCCAGAGAGCTAACACACAAACAAAAGACATTCGCCCGCGAAGTAGCGAAGGGATCAACCAAAGCGGACGCATACCGCCATTCATATAAAGCGGATGCAGCTCCCTCCACATTAGCGGGCAAACCATATGAGCTTATGCGTGACGGGCGAATAAAGGCGGAGATTGAAGCTTACAAGCTTGCATTAGCGGCACAGGAATACCAATCCCCTGCTGCTCTCCGTGCCCTAGTGATCCAATCACTGGTGCAGGTAGTCATCGATCCCACTGCGAAACAGGCGACTAAGGTCGCCGCTGCTAAGGTGCTGGGCACAGTCACCGAAGTCGCGGCCTTCACCGAACGCAAAGAAGTAACGACCATAAAGCACAGTGTGGACGCGCGGGCACAGGTGCTGGAGCAATTGCGCTCCATCATGCGGGCACAATCAATCGATGCCGTCGATGTCGATGCCGATTCGCTGCTTGCCGAACTCGCGCCCGAGGCCGAAAACCCGCCGGACGACCCCCACCCACCCGCCACCCCCCCAAATTCCGAGGAGGAGTCCCTGAATTTTTTACATACTACTCCACTCAAAGCCTCCCAAGATTTTTCCCAACCATCAGATGCTCAAAATCCAGAAGACCCCCCCTTATCTTCCTGAATAAAAAGGGGTGGGGGGTATATAAAATTTGGAAACGCCTTCCTTGCCATTTTCACAATTATTCCGAGTGGTAACGTTACCAGATGACACCTAAAGTCTAGATATCACGGCTAAACAGTTGATTTATAACGATATTCTCAGAAACAAAAACGGCAAAAATGCAGAAAATTAGCGCAAAGTTGCCTCGGTTTTCACAAGCATAGTAATTTTGGCAAGGGTTAGTATGGGAACAGTGCAAATAAACAAGAAGATGACGAGAAAGCTGGCGGATTTAACGTATGAACAGTGTATGGAGAAGGATATGAGCCCCGGACAGAGTGAAGTTTTCTTAATTATTGATGAATGGTGGAAGAAATTTGGGTATTCGCCGTCTTTGAGAGAGATTGCGTACCAGAGAAACAAGACTGGGCTGGGGAATACAAAACGAATTGTGGATAACTTGGTGGATTTGGGGGTGGTGAAGAGATTAAAAGGTAAAGGGCGGACAGTGAGGCCGGTTTACATTAACTTTAGGACGATCCAATGAAGCTAGAGGACTTGATTGACAAGTTAGAACCCGCTGAATACGAGAAATTCATGGCTGATGTGATGGAGTACAAGAGTGCTCTAGGCAGAGAGCTGGCTCAGAAGTCCTTTATGGAGTATGTGAAGCTGATGTGGCCCGGATTTATCCATGGGAGACACCACGCGGTGATGGCAAAAAAATTCGAGGCTATCGCCGATGGGAGTTTGAAAAGACTCATCATTAATATGCCTCCTCGCCACACGAAATCTGAGTTTGCCTCCTATTTACTTACCTCTTGGTTCTTGGGTAAGTACCCTAACAAGAAAGTGATTCAGTCTTCTAACACGGCGGATCTTGCGGTGGGGTTTGGACGTAAGGTTAGGAACTTGGTAGGGTCAGAAGCATACGCTAGGGTTTTCCCTAATGTAAGTTTGAGACAAGATAGTAAGGCCGCTGGTAGGTGGGCGACTAATCAGAACGGGGAATACTTTGCTATTGGTGTTGGAGGTACGGTCACTGGTAAAGGGGCAGACTTACTTATCATTGACGACCCACACTCAGAACAAGAGGCGGCTTTAGCGTCTGGCGATCCGTCTGTCTTTGACAAAGTGTACGAGTGGTACACATCTGGGCCGCGTCAACGTCTACAACCCGGAGGAGCTATCGTTATCGTGATGACCCGCTGGGGTGAGAAGGATCTGACCGGGCGAGTTATCAAAGATGCCATGCTCCGGGACAAAGGAGAAGAGTGGGAGGTTATTGAATTCCCAGCTATCATGCCTTCGGGTAAACCCTTATGGCCTGAATTCTGGTCTGCTAATGAACTAGAAGCGCTAAGGGATGAACTGCCCCCGGCTAAATGGTATGCACAGTACCAACAAACTCCTACCGGAGAAGAAGGCGCTTTAGTTAAACGTGAGTGGTGGAAGATCTGGAAGCAAGAAAGACCACCAATTTGTGATTTTATTATTCAGTCTTGGGATACGGCGTTTACAAAAAACGAGAGGTCTGACTACTCTGCCTGCACGACTTGGGGTGTATTTGGGTTAAATGATGACCCTAATAACATAAACATTATCTTGTTGGATGCGTTCCAAAAGAGGATGGAGTTCCCTGAACTGAAGGCAAAAGCTTTGTTGATGTATCAGGACTGGGAGCCTGATGCTTGCATTATTGAAGCCAAAGCTGCTGGCGCTCCGCTTGTTTTTGAGCTTAGACAAATGGGAATCCCTGTGTCAGAATACACGCCTACCCGAGGCAATGATAAGTTTGTGCGTATCAATTCCATTACTGATTTATTTAGTAGTGGTAAAGTGTGGGCTCCTGAAACAAGGTGGGCTACAGAAGTGATTGAGCAGATGGCAGCTTTCCCCAATGGGGATCACGATGACTTAGTGGACTCGTCAACGCAAGCATTAATTCGGTTTAGAAAAGGTGGCTTTATCCGTCTGGACTCAGATGAAAAAGAAGAGATAAAGAGTTTCCGCCGCAAGAACACTTACTATTAAGGAATATATATGGCAACTAGCAGCATGGCCCCTTCTCTATATCAAGCACCTATGGGTATTGATAACTCAAATGAAGATGCAATTGAGATTAAAGTAGAAAATCCTGATAGCGTTACGGTTCATGCTGGAGATATGGAGATTGAAATTCTCCCCCATGGCAAAGGTAATTTTGATGAAAACCTAGCCGAAGCAATGGATGAGGGCGAGTTGCAAAAACTTGGCTCTGAGTTAATAGAGTTAGTAGAGTCAGATATCCAATCTCGCAAAGACTGGGTAGAGATGTATGTAAAAGGACTAGAAGTTCTTGGCATGAACTACGAAGAGAGAACAGAGCCATGGAATGGTGCTTGCGGAGTTTTCTCTACCATCCTTACTGAAGCAGCCATCCGCTTCCAGAGCGAAACAATTACTGAAAGCTTCCCGGCACAAGGCCCGGTCAAAACTCAAATCATTGGCGACGATGATGAAGAAACTGTAGCAGCAGCAGAGCGTGTCCGTGATGACATGAACTACCAGCTAACAGATGTAATGACAGAATACCGGCCTGAGCATGAGAGGATGCTTTATAACTTGGGCTTAGCTGGAGCAGCGTTTAAGAAAGTCTACTTTGACCCTGCATTGAATCGTCAGACGGCAATGTTTATTCCCGCCGAAGATTTGATTATTCCCTACGGCGCATCTAGTGCCAATACAGCAGAACGTGTTACGCACTTAATGCGTAAAACTAAAAATGATATTAAGCATTTGCAAGTTGCAGGCTTCTATCGGGATATTGATCTTGGCGAACCAGACAACACACACACCGACGTAGAAAAGAAAAAAGCCGAAGGCCAAGGCTATTCTTTAACTGACGATGACCGATACCAGATTTATGAAATCCATGTTGACTACAACATGCCGGGGTATGAGGATAAAGATGAAGTAGCCCGTCCCTATGTAGTTACCATTGATCGCAGCACTACTGAAATCCTAGCCATACGCCGTAACTGGGAAGAGGATGATAAGACAAAACAAAAGCGCCAACACTTTGTACAGTACACCTATGTACCCGGCTTTGGAGCTTATGGCTTAGGACTAATTCACCTGATTGGTGGATACGCCCGTGCAGGTACTTCTTTGATTCGCCAGTTAATAGATGCGGGTACTTTAAGCAATCTACCCGGCGGCATGAAAGCCCGTGGCCTTAGAGTTAAAGGTGACGATACTCCTATTGCACCGGGAGAATTTAGGGATGTTGATGTTGCATCTGGAACACTCCGCGAAAACATTATGCCGCTCCCTTACAAGGAGCCAAGTCAAGTATTGCTTTCCCTGCTTAATCAGATTACAGAAGAAGGCCGTCGCCTTGGTTCCATAGCTGACATCCAAGTAAGTGACATGGGAGCTAATGCCCCCGTAGGAACTACGCTGGCTTTGTTGGAACGCCAACTAAAAACAATGAGTGCTGTTCAGGCACGTGTTCATTATTCTATGAAGCAGGAATTTAAACTGCTCAAAGAATTAATTCGTGACCATACGCCACAAGAATACAGCTACAAGCCCGAAGGCGGAAACAGAAAAGCCAAACAAGCAGACTATGACTTGGTTGAAATTATCCCGGTCAGTGATCCCAATAGCACCACGATGGCGCAACGGATTATGCAGTATCAGGCAGTTACCCAACTGTCTGCTCAAGCACCCAATATATATAACCTGCCGTACTTACACCGGCAAATGATTGAAGTGCTTGGGGTTAAAAACGCCGATAAGATTGTTCCTATTGAAGATGACCAAAAGCCGCGTGATCCTATTAGTGAGAACATGTCCTTTCTTAAAGGCAAACCAACTAAAGCATTTATCTATCAAGACCACGAAGCTCACATTGCAGTGCATTCAACTTTTATGCAAGACCCAATGATTGCAGCCCAGATTGGTCAAAGCCCTATGGCTCAACAAATGCAAGCAGCTATTCAAGCTCATATTGCAGAACACCTAGGATTCTTGTACCGCACTAAGATTGAAGAACGTCTTGGCGCACCTATGCCTACACCTGATGTTGAGCTTCCGCCTCAGTTGGAAGTTGAGTTGTCTCGCGCAGTGGCGCAGGCATCGCAGCAGTTGTTGCAGATAAATAAATCCCAAGCAGCTCAGGCCCAAGCACAGCAGCAAATGCAAGACCCAATTATCCAAATGCAGATGCAAGAGCTTCAAATTAAGAAGCAAGATGCTGATGCTAAGTCTAGAAAAATTGATGCTGACATTGCATTAGCCCAAGCAAGACTAGCTCTGGACGCGGATAAAGGTGGAATTAATCCAATGCAGGTAGAACAGCAAGCTATGCAGGCTGAACAAATGCACCAGCAGCAACTTCAAATTAATGCGCAGAAAGCTGCCCAAGCGCAAGCGGCACAAGCCCAAGCACAGCAGCAACAAGCGCAATTACATCAACAGGGCATGATGCATAAAGATCAAATTCAACAACAGAAACTGATACCCGGAGGTCAATAATGGATGCAATGAGCGCATTAATTAAAGATATAGATGAAGATATACAACAGTTAAATCAAGTAATTACTTCTGGCTCAATCAATGATTTTGCAGAATATAAATATTTATGCGGTCAGATACTAGGTTTAACTAAGTCTTTATACTATGTAAAAGATATGGAAAAACGTTTACAACAATCAGATAATTAAGTTTGGATGGGTTTATCTGGGGTTACCCGCCGAAATACGCTTAAACCCCATGCGTGTTAGTAAGGAAAATAAATGAATGACTTTAATGTCGCTGCGGTTGATTTATCTGGAGTATTAAATACTACCCCAGAAGAAAAGGCCAAACAAATACCTGATCCATCTACATATTATCTATTGTGTATGGTTCCAAAAGCCGAAGAGGAAATTGGAGATTCAGGGTTAGGACTGGTAAAAACTGCGCAAATGATGCACCACGAGGAGCTTTTATCCCCCGTGTTATTTGTGGCAAAAATGGGGCCAGACGCTTACAAAGATGAGAAACGATTCCCTAGCGGCCCAAGCTGCAAGGTAGGAGATTTCATTCTTACGCGGCCCAACACTGGTACTCGCATGAAGATTCACGGAACAGAGTGGCGGCTAATCCACGATGAGTCTGTTGAAGCAGTTGTGCAAGATCCGCGCGGCATTCAACGTCCATAAGGAACTATCATGGCTGAAAAAACTGAGTTTGAATTTCCAGATGAAATAGAAGCTAAAAATCCACGAGAAGGTGGAAAAATAGTAGCTCCCGATCCAGAGCCGGACATTGAGATAGTTGATGATACTCCGGTAGCGGACAGGCATCGCACTCCAATGAAAGAAGCTCCTGCTCCAGTAACGGATGAGGAGTTATCTAAATATACTGACCAAAAGCTCAAAGACCGACTGGCCCATATTAACAAGGGATACCACGAGGAACGCAGAGCAAAGGATACAGCTATACGTGAGCGAGAAGAAGCTTTGCGTATGGCTGAAGCAGTTGTAGAGGAGAATAAACGTCTGCAAGGTTCTTTGGCTACTAATCAAACAGCTTTATTGGAACAAGCCAAAAAAGTTGTAGAGTCAGAGATTGATAATGCCCAACGGGAATATAAGGAAGCTTATGAATCCGGGGATACTGACCGGCTTATTAAGGCACAATCAAAATTAACCACTGCTGCAATCCGAGCAGACAAGGTAAATAATTTTAAACCGGCCCCTTTACAGCAGCCTAAAACTGTAGTACAACCGCAACAACAAGCACCACAAGTGCCTGAGTTGGATGAGAATACAAAAGAATGGGTTTCAAAAAATCCATGGTGGGGCAAGAATCGAAAGATGACTGCCTACGCAGTAACTCTCCATGAAGATATTGTAGACTCTGGTATTCCTGTAGCAAGTGATGAATACTTTGCTGCGGTGGATGCTGATATGAAACAAAGGTTCCCTGAGGCATTTGCAGAGGAACCCGCTGATGCGAAACCATCTCAGCGAGTAAAATCAAATGTTGTAGCACCGGCATCCCGTAGTACAGCGCCACGAAAGATCGTACTTACGCAAACGCAGGTAAATATCGCCAAACGGCTTGGAGTTCCTTTGGAGCTTTATGCACGTAAGGTTGCTGAAGAAATGAGGAAACAAGCATGACTGAACAAATTCGCAAAAGTAGAGAACTCGATACTCGTGAGGCTGCCGCCCGTCCTACGCGCTGGAAACCTCCACAGCTTCTCCCCGATCCCAAACCGGAACCGGGGTATGCGTTTCGCTGGATTCGTATCGCTACCTTAGGCAAAGATGATCCGACTAACTTGAATTCAAAACTTCAGGAGGGCTGGGAGCCCGTAAAAGCATCTGACCACCCGGAAATCAGATTGTTTGGTTCGTCTTCTAACAAAGACTTTCCGGGCAGCATAGTTACAGGTGGTTTAATTCTTTGCAAATCTCCAGTAGAGTTTGTCGAGCAACGTGATGAGTATTTCCGCAATCAATCGGAAAATCAAATGAACTCGGTAGACAATACTTTCATGCGTGAGAATAACCCGAAGATGCCTTTGTTTAAAGAACGAAGCTCTAGTGTTACTTTCGGTAAAGGTATTTAATTTTTTTAGGAGTCTTTATGGCTTATCCGACGGTATCGGCCCCTTACGGCCTAAAGCCAGTCAACCTAATCGGTGGACAGGTTTTTGCGGGTTCTACTCGCAATTTCCCCATTCCCTATAACTACGGTACTGCCATTTATTATGGCGACATCGTAGCTATTGCGCGTGGGTTCGTAGCACCTTTTGCTGGTACGACTACTATGAATAGTCAGATCATCACTGGTGTTTTCTTGGGTTGCTATTACACTAACCCATCGACTAAGCAACGTCTATATGCCCAGTATTACCCCGGTAATGTGCTGGCTGGCGACATCACTGCTATCGTTACTGACGATCCAGATACAGTGTTCCAAGCTGCTGTTTGCCCTGCATCTAGCACCACTGTTACTAGCGCAAGCTATGCAATGGTTGGTCAGAACGCTCCCGCAGTGCAAAACACTGGTAGTACAGCTTCCGGTAACTCGGCTGTTGCTGTCCAGTCCCAAGCATCTGTTGGCGCTAACTCTGCATATCCTCTGCGTATTGTTGGTATCGTTCCTGATACTGCCAATGCTCTGGGCACTGCGGTATATAGCAGCATTTCCACTGCAACCATCACCACCACTGCAAACGTAGGTTTCGCAGTTCCCGTGGGTACTGATGTTGCTTGGCTTGCTCCTAACGGTTCTATTGTGGAGACTGGCTCTTTCGTCGCTACGGCTATCACTGCAAACAACACGACCTCGGTTGTGCTGAATGCTGCACCGCAGCAAACCATCGGCGCTGCCGCAACCCTAGTGTTTACTCAG